GGTGGTTCCTGTGGCACGGAAGGGCGGCAAGTTTGCCCGCAAGTTTACCGACGAACAGGTGGCAGTATTTAAGGCGGCGGGCAAGTCCCTCAAGCAGAAGTTGGACCACACGAAGACGAAGTTTGTAACTGAGTTTAACAGCTTTATCCCTAGCCCCGACGAAATCCTTCAGATGGGCGTTCAGAGCGCGGCCAATGAAATGGTGCGTGCGGTGCAGATGAGCCGTTTTACGCCCGAGCAGAAGGTGATCGTGGATCTGGCACGACGGAGACTCCAGAAGGAGATGAACTTCCAGATTCATTTCCAAGGAATGCCAACGGTTGAGGAAATCAATCGGTGGGGTATTGAGAAGGCTGCAGATGTACTGTATTATGCTTCCATTCGTTGGGGGAGTATCTTCCCATGAGACGAGTGTTGCCTAATGGTGCGTTGCCTGTCCGTGAAGGCCAGGTGTGGAAGGATAGAGACAAGCGAAGCCCGACGCTGGTTCGTGTGATCTTAGTAAGCCTGTCTGCTGATCCTCGAGTGTGGTACGATCGTGGTGTGATCACAACAAGTTCTTTGTTGGATAATTTTACAAAGCGGTTCGATTGGATTTCAAATCCAGAACCCCTCAATCACACAGAGCACGGACTAGGAACCGATCCTGATTGCCCGTGCCGCACAACCGAACATCAGCGAGTGTGTGATGGGTTCGGTTGTGGGTATTGTCGGGCGGCTGTTGACGCCGAGTGCTGACCATGTTTAGTCGAAGCCCATATAGCAAACGCTACCAGACCACACGGTGGCGCGATGAAGATGTATTGTGGATATGGTTAATTATCTTCCTCTTCATGTCTACATTTACACTACCCTGGAGAAAGCCTCGTGCCCGTTAATATAGTAGAAGTGTTGGATATTATCAACGAAGGTGTTCAACTCCTCCCGAAGAAAGAGGTATCGGCATATCCCGGTGCAGAGTTTACTTACACGTATGTCCGCCGAGACCATGTCATACGAGCCATCAATACTGCTATTGGTGCAGTTGAAGCGACTGGTCCAGATCTCAATGACCTGTATGCTCGGTGGGTGACGGCAGCTGATGAGTTGTTTGGTCCCATTGCGGATCGACGACTCGGGGTAATCAACCATCTCATCGAAGAAGTGGATGAGCTTGACACTGCGGTATCCGCCTGTACAAACGGTACGTTCAAAGGACCCCTCGACGCCGCCGCTCTTGATGAGGCAGCTGATGTGTTTATGCTCCTCGCTCACGCCACCAGCGATTGCCTACCCGAGTTTTTGAAGGCGATTGAAAAGAAGATTGAAGTGTGTCGGCAGCGCGAATGGTTGCCTGAGGATTCATCGGGCGTTCGCCGGCACAAGAAAAGTCCCGTTAACTGAACCCCTCGACATTACCGCACGTGGTGGTATATGTATTGTACACTTTGAACCAGGACGCTATATCATGAAGGTAAGTAAGCAGACTATCGAGGTACTCAAGAACTTTGGTACAATCAATACCAATATCTTGATTCGCGAGGGCAATGTCCTGCGCACGATGACGTTTGTGAAGGATATTTTTGCAGTAGCAGAAGTGGAGGAAGAGTTCCCGCGCGAGTTCGCGATTTATGATCTGAACCCGCTACTTGCGTTAATGGGAATGATGGGGGATGATGATGAGATTGACTTCGGTGAGAAGTCGCTCAAGATCAAGAACAACAAGAGTGGTGGCGTGTTTGAGTATTACTACGCCGACCCGGGTGTCATTACGGCTGCGCCGGAAAAGACAATCCAGGTGGATAAGCAATTCTCATTCAAGTTTACCAAGGCTGACATTGAGATGTTGATGAAGGCGGCGGCCGTGGTGTCGGCGCCGACGATCAACATTATCTCCCGTAAGGGAACCGTGGTGCTAACGGCAGGCGACCCTGAAACGCCAGGATCCAATAGCTACCGACGGATTGTCGGCAAGTGTAGTGCCGAGTTTGATTGTCGGCTCAAGATCGAGAACTTTCGCGTCATTCCAGCCGACTACGTCATTACACTGAGTGCTAAGAAGGTATTGCATCTCAAGAACGAGGAGCGGAAGCTACAGTATTGGCTCGCGCTCGACCCCAAGTCCGTGATCTCAAACAACCCGGTAGAGGACAGTGAGGAGGATGAGATCGACGAGGGTGTTGAAGAGACTCCAGCGCCAGTTAAGGCGAAGAAGGCAGTTGCGAAGAAGGCGCCTGAGCCGGTTGAGCTCGATGATGACGAGGAGACAGATGAGGAAGAGGCGCCAAAACCGGCAGCTAAGAAAGCGGTAAAGAAAAAGTAGTGGTATAAATAAGGCGCCATCGGACCCCGGTGGCGACCTTAACCGTAACTGAAACTGGAGAAAGACCAATGAAAACGTACATCGCATTCGTTCGCGACCACAGTGGGTCAATGGGCTCGCATGCTTCCAATGCAGCCGCTGATTACAACGCGAACATTCAGGCAATTCGAGATGCCTCAATTGCCAACAATCAGGACACCATTGTTAGTGTCCTTGAGCTAGGGTACGGACGCTCTTCCCTTGTCCGAACCGTCGTCTCACATGCTTCTGTCACAGCCCTTACACCTATTGCCAGGTCGGACTATTCCACTGATGGCATGGGAACCCCGTTGTGGGATTCTGTGGGCGATGCCATCACACAGTTGGAAAATATCCCCAAGGATCACACAGTAGATCCGACAACTGCCTTTATGGTGATCGTGACAACAGATGGTGGGGAGAATAGCTCGCGCCGGTGGACTTCATTTAGTATCAAGCGGAAGATCGAAAAACTAATTGCCACAGATAAGTGGAGTTTTGTGTTCCGTGTGCCGCGTGGACATAAGCATACGCTCCTCGCCATTGGCATCCCAGAAGGAAATATCCTCGAGTGGGATACGCACTCAAGTCACGGTATGGAACAGGCCCAGGCCGCAACCACTGCCTCGTACAGCCAGTTCTACACCATGCGTTCGGCGGGTATTACGCGGACGCAGAAGTTCTATGCAGACTTGTCCACCGTGAAGTCCGAGGACGTTGAGAAGAAGCTCATTGATCTCTCAAAGGGCGTTCAGCTGCTTCCAGTGGCAAAGGACGAGGACGGACGTGAGATTCGGACCTTTATTGAGCAACGGTTAGGAAAGACGTTGAAGAAGGGTGCCGCATTCTACCAGCTCACCAAGAGTGAGGAGATCCAGCCCTACAAGCAGATTATGATTCGGGATAAGACGACGAACGCCATTTATGGTGGCGACGAGGCCCGAACACTTCTCGGTCTCCCGCGTGGAGTAAAGATCCGACTCGCGCCCGACCAGCTTGGTAACTTTGACGTGTTTGTCCAGTCTACGTCTATTAATCGGAAGTTGTCGGCTGGGACACAGGTGTTGTACTTTGAAGCGGCGGGGATCTGATGCCAGTTAAAAAGACTCCGTCTCGGAGAGTAGAAGCAGTTGCTCGACATCTGAATATGGACAATACGATCATCACCTATACTGATGATGGTCTTTTTGTTCATTTCGAGGGGGATATGGATACCGAAACGCTGGAGATCAATAGTTGGCTTACTGACGATCTAGATGAGAATAAACGATTCTTGCAAGATTTGCTCTGGTTAATCGATTCGTCAGTTAAGTAATATGTGAATGCCTTGTATGTGTTATATCACTTGTATAACTCATACAAGGCGTTGTACTATATGAACCAGGTGAGCTATGGACGTGTTGAAAGAACAGTTTGTGTGGTCCGAGCGATTTCGCCCACAAACGATTGATGAGTGTATCCTTCCCGACCGACTCAAAGCCCCCTTCCGCGACTACGTGAAGCAGGGCGAGATCCCACACCTCCTGCTTACAGGGACGGCAGGCGTAGGCAAAACAACGCTTGCGAAGGCGTTGTGTGATGAACTAAAATCCGATTTCTTGGTTATTAATGCCTCACTCGACAATGGCATTGACCTACTACGGACACGCATCACAAACTTTGCCTCCAGTGTGTCGATGTTGGACGGCAATAACAAAGCCAAGGTGGTGATACTCGATGAGGCTGACCACTTGAATCCTGCTTCCACACAGCCAGCAATGCGCGGGTTCATGCAGGACTATGCGCAGAACTGTCGGTTCATCTTTACCTGTAACTTCAAGAACAAGATCATCGCGCCGCTCCACTCACGTATGAACGTGATTGAGTTTAAGCTCAAGAAGGGCGAGAAGGTAGAGATGGCAACGCTGTTCATGAAGCGGGTTGAGGAAATTTTGAAGCTGGAGAAGGTCACGTACGATAAGAAAGTTGTGGCACAGTTGGTCATGAAGTTCTTCCCCGATTATCGCAGTATTTTGAACGCCCTTCAACACTATTCTACAAGTGGCAGTATTGATGAGGGGATTTTGTTGTCGCTGGATGAGTTGTCCATTACCCCGCTCGTTGCCGCCCTTCGGGCAAAGGACTTTAAGAAGATGCGAGCGTGGGTTGTGTCCAATAGTGATCAAGACATTGCCACGATTTTTCGTGCCATCTACGACACGTTGTTGGAAGAAGTCAAGCAGGTCCCCCAGTTGGTATTGTTGTTGGCAGACTACCAGTATAAATCAGCCTTCGCGGTGGACCAGGAAGTAAACCTTGTAGCGTGCCTGACAGAAATTATGGCTGCAGTAGATTTTAAGTCATGAGTCGGTATGTATTCCCACTCATCATCGGCGCCCTGAGTGTGTGGTTTATTGTAGAATTCGTTTTGATGTTGGTAAAACTACCCCCGCAACATCATACAGATATTGTGAAGGGCGAACGGCAACGGATCGCCACAACACGCGCAAAACTTCAGGCAAAATGGTGGTGGACATGGTGAATAGTCGATGAGTCTCGCTGAACTGTTAGGTGGGAAGGAAGTGCCAAGGCTCAAGATTGATGATAGTGAGGTAAAGAAGCCTTCTATCAATCCGTTTGACTTTGTCACGGCTATTCAACAGACGGGCGAAATGTTGATTGTGGATGAGTGGTCGGAAAAGCAGTATAACCCCTACATCATCAATCGCGCCAACAGTATGGGTGCCGACACAGCAATCGCGGCAAATGAAATGAACTGCCGCCCCCACATCCCAAAAGCTGCTCAGTTTCGTTTCCTGGTGGAGTTTGTGCGGAAGCGGAAGCGATACAATAAATGGATGAAGAGTGAACCTGTAGATACTGACGTTAAGTTGATTGCTGACTACTATGGTTTTAATCTCAAACGGGCCCGGGGCGCATTGCCACTCCACACACCCGAACAACTTCAACAGATGAGGCAGAGTATGCGGAAAGGAGGCAAGAGCAATGATTAAAGTCCTGTGTGTCCCCGACTCAGTATCGGATAATGATATCTACGGAATGATACAAGAGCTCTGTGGGAAACGGGTGATGGATGTTCGGCATAACATTGCCAATTTACTCCTCGACAGTGATTCGTATACAGCAGAAGATATCACAACGATCATCGACAAACTCAGTAACGCCCGCGAAGAACTGCGCCGTGCAAATAAAGATCATGACTACGCGACGCAAATGGCCAATCGTCCCGAATGTCGGCTAGAAGAAGTAGAGGTAGGGAAGGTATGAAACAGATCAAAACACTTAGCCGCGACAATGTCAGGGTTCACGACTACATTCCACAGTTTCCACACTGTGATGCCCGCGTGCTCCATGCGCCAGGCGAATGTGAGTTCTGCGATCACCACCCCGACTGGCAAGCGTTGCGGATGGCGTGGGGTATTTGCTTCACGGGCTATGAACCTGAGCCTGAGAAGTCAGAACTCCCTTGCCCCGCGTGGTTTGCGCGAGGTGATAATTGCCAGAAGTGGCGAGGCAACGTTCCAGTAAAGCCTGATAGGGGATAGAGAATAAATAAGGACAACTGTTTCACTTCACCAGGTTGTCCTATATGACTGCACTTGCATCGCTTGACTATGTTCCGCTTGAGGTTCGCCTCCCACTTGCTGATGATTTCCTGAAGATCCGGGAAACGTTGTCGCGAATTGGTGTGGCTTCCCGGAAAGATAAAACGTTGTACCAAAGCTGTCACATTCTCCACAAGCAGGGACGCTACTACATCGTCCACTTCAAGGAACTCTTTGCGCTCGATGGGAAGGCGACGGATATTAACGAAAATGATCTTGAGCGCCGGAACACCATTGCCAAACTGTTGCAAGATTGGGGAATGTTGGTTATTCTGTATCCTGAGGACTACGTGAGTAGAGCCCCACTGTCACAGATCAAAGTCCTCCCCTTCAAGGAGAAGGGTGAGTGGCTGTTAGTTGCGAAGTACAATATTGGTCGAAAGAAACCTACATGATGGAGTGTTGATATGCACAAGGAAGTGAGAGTATTGAAGTTGGTGAGTGGTGAGGACATCATTAGCACTGTTCGCACACCACGTGCCGAGACAGAAAATGGCGAATGTACATACCTTGAGAAACCGCAGATCATGATCATGCAACCAGCGGGCGACGGGAAGTTGTCCTTTAGCTTCTTCCCCTTCTTCCCCTTTGCCAAGGGCGGTGACGTGGCGATTCTAACATCAGCAATTACAATTAATCAGGAACCCCACGCTGAGTTGTTGAACAACTATAACCGCGCCTATGGGTCGGGATTAGTGATTGCGGAAACGTTGCCGCCAGGTAACGGTCACGGCGGACTTCATGGCGCTCGGGCCATGTAGTTGCCGTTTCGTTGTCCAGCCGTATACATTCCATGTACACTTGAGCAAGAGACAATATGAAACAACTTGAGAAGTATGAAGTAGACGCCATGACGCTGCTCGAGAAACTCCCGCGCGACACAGTGATTATTCTTGCCAACGTGCGAGAACGGAGACTCCAAACGGTGTTGCGAGGCGATAGTATGAAAACTGTTATCGCAGAAGCTGGTGATCTTATGCAGTACATTGATCCGGACGAAATGAAGTGAACTTTTACTCCTCTGTAGTTCAGTGGGGGGACAAGCTCCTCGTCCGTGGGATTAATAACGGCAAACCGTATAAGAAGCGAGTTGCCTTCCAGCCTACCCTTTACCTCAAGACTGACAAGCCCAGCGACTTCAAAACCATGACAGGTGAGGATGTAAAGCCTGTGGTGTTTGAAGGCATTAAGGCGGCCAAAGAGTTTGTTGACCGTTACGAGGGCATGGAGAGCGTACCTATCTATGGCAACACCGGCTTCGTCTACCAATTCCTCCACGAACGGTGGCCGCAGGCAGTTGAGTTTGACCAAAACCAACTCCACATCTGTACGATTGATATCGAGACCAGTTCGGAAGAAGGCTTCCCGGAGATCACTAATCCGGTCGAGCAGGTCCTGCTTATTACCGTACAGAATCTGGCAACAAAAACAAGACTAACGTGGGGCCTCGGGAAGTTTGACCTTGATAAGGCCACGCACCTAAAGTCAAAAGAGCATATCACGTACATCGAATGTCGGAACGAGCGGGAGCTACTGGAGAAGTTTATTCGCTGGTGGGCCAGTGACTACCCCGACGTCATTACAGGCTGGAACATTCACCTGTTCGACATTCCCTACCTTGTCGCTCGGATCTATAAGGTCCTCGGGGAACAACAGGCCCAAATGTTGTCCCCGTGGGGTACGGTGCGCGAGAAGATGATTGCGGTATTTAGTGACGCAAAGGATACGCTGACTTTTGATATCCAAGGCGTCACGCAACTAGACTACTTGGATCTATTCAAGAAGTTTGCCAACCGGAAACCGGAGAACTACAAACTCGACACTGTGGCCTTTGACGTGTTGAAGCGGAACAAGCTCGAGAAGCCCTATGAGACGTTCCGCGAGTTTTATCAGAACGATTGGCAGTTGTTTACTGAATACAACATGATTGACGTTGAACTGGTGGATGAGATGGATGACGAGCTCCAACTCATTTCCCTAGCCTTAACGATTGCCTATGATGCTAAGTGTAATTTGTCCGACGTCTTCTCTCCCGTGAAGCTGTGGGATTGTTTGATTTACAACCACTTGGCGTTGAAGAACATCCAGGTACCCCAACGGGCAAGTCGGGAGCGGAGGAAGATTGTTGGTGGCTTTGTGCGAGAAATTAAGCCGCAGAAGTTTGAGTGGGTCGTGAGCTTTGATGCCACGTCTCTATACCCTTCCATCATCCTCCAGTATAATCTCTCGCCAGAAAAGCTCGTGGAGGGGTTTGCCCTCGATACCACGGTGGACGGGTTACTGGAGGGGCGGTACGACTTGTCGGTGTTGAAGGACAAGGACGTGGCAATGACGGCAAACGGGTACACGTTTAAGCGTGACAGCCAAGGGTTCTTTGCCGAGATTGTCGAACGCTTGTTTAATGAACGTGTCATGTATAAGAAGCAGATGTTAGTTCATGAGAAGAACTATGAGGCATCGAAGGATCATGGGGAGAAGAAGCTGGCAAGTAAGTTTGATAACTACCAGCAGGCCCGAAAGATTCAGTTGAACTCCCTGTTCGGAGCGATGGCAAATAACTACTTCCGCTTTTTTGACACACGAATTGCGGAAGGGATTACCATGACAGGGCAGTACATTATTCAGCGAGTGTCGGAGGACATTAATAGCTACCTGAACAAGGTGTGTAAGACCGGCGGCTACAATTATTCCTTCTACTCGGACACCGATTCATGCTACGTGTCCATGGGACCCTTAGTGGACAAGTTATACAAAGGACTTGAGCCACAGAAGATTACCACGATCCTCGACAAGATTTGTAAGGACCAGATAGGGAAGGTGTTGCTCGAGAGTGT